CCACCACCGGCCCCTCTTGGCGTCGATCCACTACTTGGGGATTTCTTTTTACTTTTTAGATCTCCGATTGCCTTGACGGCACCGGCCACGGATCCGGCTATTGATAAACCGGCCGTTATATTGTTGATCGCAACAAATGGCATACCACCCGTTAATGGCGTCGCCGCGACCGACTTTGCATTAGCTACTGCGGTGTTAGATATGATCTTAGAGATCGCACTAACTTGTTCTGTAACGATCCCGGCTATTGCTAAAGCCTTGTTTTCTTCTCCAAAGGCGCTAAATATACTTTGTAAGCTATTTATAGCCCCACCAACTTGTTGTATTTGTGATTGTCTGTTGCTTTCTTCGGCTTGTATCGTAGCTATTTGATTGTCAAGTTTCTCTTTATCTAACTTGGCTTGGGCTTCAACTGATTTTTTCTTAATTGCATCGTCTTGATCTGCAAAACCTTGTCGTAATTCGGCTAACCTTTCATTCCTTGATAATTCAAGTTCATCGGTGTTTAGGTTGTTGGCTTTTGCTTGTTCAATTAAAGCATCGTATTTTTCTTGCTCCTTTTGTAATTCTAATTCCCTTTTTTCATCGAGCGTGTTTGCCTCCGCTTCAATTATTTGTTTTTGTAGGTTTATTTTCTCTTGCGCTATTCTATTTTCCTCGGCTTGGGCCTCACGCACTAAAGCTTGTGTTCTTGCCGTCAACGCCCTCTTTTTTGAAAATCTTTGCGTTTCTAAAGCGATCAATTCAGCCTCTAATTGGGCTTGTTCCATTTTATCCTCTTTGGTAGATAAACCAAGGGCATTTTCTTCTTTCTTCGCTTGTACTCTTAAACGTACTTTTGCAATTTCTTTAGCCGTTATATCGTCGTCAATCTTAGAAGCTTCTTGTATAAATTTTATACGTTCTTCGGCGCTAAACTTTTCACGATCCTCGGCTTGTTCTCTTAGCTTGGCAATATCCCTATTAGCCTTGGCCCTATCGACAAGTAATTGCCTTTCTAATTTGTCCGCTTTTGCGCGTCTATCGGCTATCTTACCGGCTTGATTTGCCTCCTTTAAAGTTTCTTTAGCAAATTCTTTTACGGCTTCGGTAGTTTTATCGATCGTATTTTTGACACCGGTCATAGTATCTATGTAAGAAGATCCGGCTTTTTTTGCATCTTTTAAGGCCCCGGAAAAATCTCCGCTAAATACTTTTTTAATTGCGCTTCCTAAAAATCCAAACGTATCAATTAACGAGGTTATTCTGTTTGTAATATTTTCAATAATAAGATCTTTCAAATCAATTATCGCTTGTTTAGGATCCGAAAATACACTTATGATTTTATCCCCAACACTTGCTAATACATCTAAGAATTGATCCGTAACGGCCCCTATAACGCCCATTATTTTAGCAAACTTATTTTGCCCCTCCTCCGATCTTTTGAAAGCTTGTACAACAGACAAGATACCTAAAGCTAAAGCACCAATACCCGATCCAATAATTGCGATCTTTAAAAAATTAAATCCTTTGGTTGCCGAGGTTAGTGAAGTGGTTAGGTTTTTAACGCTTCCAAATAAACCACCGGTTGCCCTATCCGCAAGGCCCGTTGCCCCGGTATAGTCAGCTTGGTTTTTAGTAGCATTCTTAACAACCTCATTAGCTTTACCCCTTGCTTTTGTTAGATCTTTTACCGCAAACTTTTGTTCTTTTATAAGATCCTTTTGTTTGGTAATTTCATCGCGCAATTTCTTTTGTTGCGCAAGGTTATTTTTAGGTACGGCTTTTAATTGTTTTTCTAAATCAAATAATTCTTTCTCCCATTCGGCCGTAATATCTTTTGCGGTTTCAAGTTCGCCATTAAGAAATTCAAGTTGCTTAGTAGCATCGCCTAAATTTACATTTACGTCTATTGTTTTTTCGATTGCCATAATTCCTTTATTTCGTTATAACCCTCTTTTATTGTGGTTGGTAATTTGTTTTTTCCTTTTGCAATCGCCACATACTCGCTATCGCTTTTAAAATCGTATCTTAGTGCTTCAATTATATCTGCTATCATTTTAAACAAGTTTTTTTACCTAAAGTTTTTACTAAATCATAATATTTAGAATTGGCCTTTGTTCGATCTATATCTATATTAACGAAATATGGAAGTTTATTTGTAAAATTTTGCTTCATAAATAAATTCTTGTTTTGGTGAGTAACTCCGGCGTTGTGGTAAATTAAATTTTTATGCCATTTAGAAACCGGGCACGTAGCCCAAGTAAATTCTAACATTTTATCTACTTTTGTTTCGTGGCCTAATTTCCAAGCCGTAAATAAAAGGGCCCACATATCAGCGCACCAAATTTGCAATGCGTGGTGCGTTGGATCTTCTTTTACCTTTTGTCGGTTTAATTCTGTTAATTCAGTAAATAATTTTTCACTTAAAATATAAACCTTTTGCCAAAAAACCCAATCAACATTTTTCATTATTGTTTGAGCCCCACCCGAGCTAAACATATTTCTTTTAAATAGATCTTCTTCAACCTCCGCAATATTTAACATTTTCTGCAAAACATCGTCGCCTTTTGATTTAACGTATTTGTGATTTAAATAATCGTTTGTATTCGATTGATACCAAACCTCATCTTTTTTAAAAATATTAAGATCCGGTTTCCTTGTAAACAAGATATCGCAATCGTGATAAAAAATAGTTTTGTATTTTAATTGCCAATTCTTCTGAAAATATTTCATTAATATAAAAGGCCTTACGGAAGAAATATAATTATTCAAGGGCCTAATATCTTTTATAAACCCAAAATTAACTTCCGTGTGTTTAGCTTTTAATTTAACAAATTCTCTGCTAACGTTATTACCCGTATATCCAACCACAACGTGAACGTTATTCGGATCGATCCCTTTATCAATAAAATTAGTTAACATAGTTTCCACTTGCCAAGCAAAATATAGGCTATCGGGTTGAGCGCTTAAATATATCATATTAATTTAAAGTTGGTGCCGGGGTAAATAATTCAAAACTTGCCGTTGCGTAAGGTGGTGGATTTAGTGGGTGTGTTGTCATTTCTAACTCGATTGTGATTTCGTAAATACCATCTTCGCCTTGATCCCCATTTAGGATTATATCTTGCTCTTTTTGATTTACGCTACCATAACCGCCATAAGGCCCATCTACTTCAAAAACGCCTTGTCGATAAATAACCCCGTCTTTACGTAAAACATAGGTTAATTGAGCCCAACTAAACCCGGTTGCACCTACTAAAACCCCGGTGCTGACTAATCTTAGCTTACAAAATTGTGTACCCGTTACAAGTTCAAAAGATCTTGTTTGCGTATCGAATTGCGTGACGGCTTGAAAGAAATCAGCGTTTGAATTTACCACATTAGGATAATCATAACATACAACAGACATATCGGCGTTTCCGTTATATTCATCGCAACCGGTTGGGTTTTGATTTAAGTCTAATTGCCAATTATAAACCTTTATAGGATCTCCTAACGGATTACCGGCTAAATAATAGACATATTCTTTATATCCATCATTGCCGATCGGATCGCCACCTATATTACCCCAACTCGCCGCGAAACCATTGGTAGCCATTGGTACCGGGTAATTTTGTGGGTTATCGTGGTTTAATATTAATGAATTACCACCGCCAACAAGGGATAAAAGAAAGTTACCAAAGGCCGTGCTACAATTTACGCTTTCATTACCTACACCAATACTTATAGTCATAACCGCAAATTTATTCGGATATAAACTAAAAGTACCATTATCAAAACGTTCAAATTCGTTCCAAAAAACAAATCCGTCTATAGATCCACTTATACAAGTGGTGGTTGTGGGTGGTATTGTCGTTGTCGTGATCCCTAAACACTCATTACAATTAGCATAACCCGAAGTATCGAAATAATAATTAGGCGTTTGTTCGGTTGTATTCGAAATAATCGTAGCACAAATTTCAACCCCGTTTAAATCAAAGGATATAATTTCGCCTATTTCAGACGTTTGATTAGACCAAACAATATATTCCGTAGTTGTAAAACATTGTTGAGCAATATAATAATATTTAGGGGCCTCGGTTGTCGTTGTTGTCGTGATATTTCCTTGACAAGTAACACAATCAATAAATTCTTCCGCTATCGTTACCGTGCCCGTTGCACCCGTTGGCGCTAAAACTTCCCAACAACCACCAAGCTCGTTTAACGAAACGATTTGCCCGATTGTTAAAGCTGAATTGCTTTGTAAAGCTATTGGATCCCCGGTTTGATTACAACTCGCGTCTAACTCGATTACCCTATAATTAAATGTAGGTGGCAACGTTGTTGTTGTCGTTGAGGTTGTTGTCGTAGTTGTCGAGGTTGTCGTCGTCGTGGTTGTTGTCGTTATCGGGATCGCATTATTAATATCAAGATCAAAGAGATTTATAAGTTCAATAGTTGATTGCCCGGTTTGTAAATTAGCGTTAATTGAATTTATATGAAACTCACGATCCCTTACTAAAATCTTGTCTTGTAGTTTAAATTTTAACAAAAAGTTTAAAGGTAATTGAGCCTTAAATTTGAATAATCTATTTCGTGGATCAAAAACCGATCTAATATAATTTACATAAAACTTATCAAATAAGGAATTATTATTTCCGCTATAATCGGTAAAAGTATAGCTATTTATTTCAGATCCGAAATTTATATTAAAAGCCGGGGCCGTTGTTGATGTACCTACTTCACTCGCATTGCTAGGTATCATTACAGTACTCAAAGCATCGTTTGTTCCCGGTGTTACCGGATCACCCTCCGGTGGCCTAAAAGTATTAACAAAATTGATTTTGTCGTTTGTAATATCTACTTGATGAATATAAAATAAAATTGGTGCCCCAAAAGCCGGGTTTTGATCGTCGGTAATATAAGTTCCTTGTTGAATATCTGTAAATCCTCCGGTACTTGAACCGCTTAACCTTTCGAATAACATATTCTCAAAAGGTAATTCAATATTGTATTTTTGTTCTTTTGTAGCTGACGCCGAATAACTAAGGTGGCCGTATTTTCGGTTATTTATCTCGCTAAATTCGGTTGCTAAAACACTTTTAGGATCTTTATATTTAAACTCAATATCGGTAAAAGGTAAAGCCTCGTTTACTTGGTGATCGCTTGAATTTACTAAATCGGTTAGATCGAAAGTTTTTGTGCTTGAAGCGTAAAATTCATCTAATGGTTGTATAATTATTTCATCGCTAAAATCATCTACATAAGCCGTCAAATTAAACATTCTAAACAACCCGGTTAAAAATTCAATTACCTTGATCTTAGGTACTTGATCGGTTGGAATAAAGTCTGTTAAAAGATCTAAATTTGTTTGTACCGACGGAAACGCCGATGCATAATTTCTTGTTATCCCAAATTGATCTTCTTTTTGCCATTCGATCGTAGGTTGCATTTGAAACTCAAAATCGTTTAATGAAGATACGTTCCCATAAATATTAAAAGCGTCAAAAACGCTAAATGTATTACCGGCCCCAAAATTATTATACGTTACGCTAATTTCGTTTACCCCGGTTAAATTTGTTGATGATGATAATGAAACGGGATTTGAGCTATTGAAATCTTCAAGAATTGAAAGATCGTATAACGTGCTTGTAAAGTTTCCACCCGGGATAATCTTTATTTTAAACGTAACAACCTCCGTGGATTGTAACGGCGACCAAAATAAGTTACCTTGTGCATAATCCCAATTACCATATTGCCATTGGCCGGTTGGACTTGTTATCTCGGCACAAGATCCCGGAATAATATTTGTACAAGTTTCTGAAAAACCCGTTAATTGTCTTGTACCCGGGCCGATCGCTTTACCCTTTCTTCTATGGCACCATAAATAAAGCTTCTCAATCGCCGGATTTGTAGCGTAAAAAAAGTCTTGACTAAATATAATGTTCTTCCTAAACCCGTTGGCCGTGCTAAATCGCTTTTCAATAGCTTTTAAGATCACAAAAACCTTTATAGCATACTTAACATCTTCCGGGAAAACACCTCGGCTTGATACCGTCGGATCCGTTCCAATAGAATTCCAAGCAATATTTGACGGGTTACTTAAATACGATGTATTATTAAATATAAATCTTTGCGTATGAGATACCAAAGGAATTGCAACCGCTTTATCGTATAAAACCCCGTCTACAGTAACACTATTTCCTTGCTTTAGTGAACCTAAAACGCCATTACTACTTGACACTTGGCTGAAATTATCTAACCAACTTAGGCTCTCTAATTGTTCTTCTCTTAAAAAGGTTTTTAAATTGACCGTATTACCGGTAAAAGTTATAGAATAAAATTCGGGCTTTCCGTTTTTTAGTTTAACATCGTTTAGCTTTATTACCCCTTTCCTAAATGGTTGATAATTTAACTCAATCAAAGCATCGGGTTTGTAATTAGAATTGAAGCCGTTTATATCCGGGTTGTACCAATGCTTAAATAATTTATTATTCTTTTTTGAAGCCGGTAGCGTAAATGGTTTTGTAAAATCCGTGAAGATCTTCTCAATATTTTTAACGTCTTGGATCTTAGCCGTTAAATTTACAACCTCATCGGAATATAAATCCACCTTGACATATTTGTCAGAAGCGTCTAAACCCTCTTTGATATACAATATTAATTCTTGCATTCTATCTTATGTTATTTATTTGATCGTAAGCAAATTCAAAATTAAGCGTGTAGTTGATTTGTTTTTCGTTCAAGTGGGTTTTATACTTAAATGATTTGTCAGACAAATAGACGGGCCTTATTTGGCTTGTATCGTCCGTTAGCCATACTTGTTCGGAAAGGAACAATTCTTCAAACGCCGGATTTAAACATTCATTAACAAAACCGCTATTTAAAACGATTGATTTATTACCTTGTTTTAGGATCGTTCGTTTTTGGTGTTCGGTTGTATCGTAGCTAAATGAAGCTTCGGTTAGTAAATTTCTTTTAAACGTTTTATCCGAAACCTTTAATTGTTGTTTGCTATTTTTAAACATAAACAAATCTTGCACGGCCCCGTATTTATTTACAAATGATAATTTGTGGATCGGGTATTTACATTCCCTTGTTCGGGTTACAGATATTGTCGTTGAAATTGTCGGATCTTGATTATCAACAACGATCGTATCCACATCGCCATAATCGGTGCTTCCGTAAAAGCTATCAACACAAATAGATCTTATTGAAGATCCACCAACTAATGCGTTTACCCGGTTGTAATAATCATCGGGTATAACTTCATAACAAACATTTAAAACTGCATTTGCCGAGGTTTCATTAAATACGATCCCTTGATTTTTAACTAACATACCGTCGGAATAAAACTTTACGGCCGTGGTATTAAACCCGTTTACCGGAATACAAGTTCGTTCATCAACCGGTATTTGTAAGCAACGATTTGTTATTAAAACGTCTTGTAAGCTTGGCAAGTAATTTAGATTATCCTCAAATTCGGTGTACCCGTCGGATCCAATTAATGTTTCGCCAAAGCTATAAAGTTGGGCCCCATTAATATCAAAGGCCGTATAATCATACCGCATCCAAACCGCAAGATCTTCTGTATTTGTGCCCGAGTATTTAACTTTCAAATAATCTCTTGCCAAACTTGCAATTTCAAAAATAACGAAATCTTGATTATCAACAGAAAACTTTGTTAGGTTATAATCGTATGTTCCCGGGATCGGGCTAATGGCCCCTTGCCAAAATCTCAATCCAATAGCGACATAATGCGTATTGGTGGTTGGTTGTGTTTTAACGTAATACGGGCTTCGTAGTTTTATTGTTGTTAGTGACATAGGTTATTTAAATTGATCTTCAATATCTCTTGAATAGTTTAGCATTAATTCGGTTTCAAATTCGGGTGTTAAATATTTTGAATAAGTTTTAGTTAAAAAATATGTAGGTTTTAAACCTTGATGAAATATACTTTTGGCAATCGCAAAATTTAGCGATCTTCTTGGAACAAATCTTCCTTTGCTATCTCTTGGCGCTATACCCCGTCTTACTCCCCAACTATCCAACGCGCTTGGCGGTGGCATTTTGTTTTTAAATGAATACGGGCTATTTGGGGCCCGTTGTACACCTTGCTTGTTATCGTTGTTTTTATAGATCCCATTCGGATCGGCACCTTTTACCCCTTGATCCACAAACTTGGCATAATCTTCCATTTCGATATACCAATTAATATTGTCATCTACAATAGACGTTCTTGAAGCTTTTATGCTTTTAGATAATCTCCCGGAAGCGTTTGATTGTTCTAAGTTCTTTTGCATTTCAGCAACAACCTCGGCTTTATATTGTCTTAGGTATTTTAAAGTTCTTGGATATTTCGGTTTCTTTCTTGCCATTATATTCCGGAACAAATATCAAGATTATTAGTAACATAAATATCAGCCGTATAACTCCAACCGGCTAATCGGTTTTCAAAGCGATCGAAAAAAGGCTGACAAGATCCGGCCGTTTTAATTTCAAAATTTTGATCGTGTAGGCTTCCTCTGTATAAAAATTCATTAAGCTTATTTAATACGGTCAGCGTATTGTTTAAAACAAATTGCTCATTATCTTCGCCCATAAGCAAAGGTTTTTCAATCGTATCATTGCCTTTAAATTCGTTTACAATATCCATAGCCATAAAAGTAATATTGAACAATAACGTTCCGCTATCCCCACCCATATTCACACTATTGACAATCATATGCACCAACGGAAATATAGTTCGTTTGTTTAGATCTATTTCAAAAAGATCTCCGGTTGTCACGGTATTAACATATTTCATCGCTTGTAGCTTCTCGGCACAAGCATCAAGCACCCTATGATAAGCAATGGATCCGGCGTTTTCTTGTAGATTATAATTCGGCATTTATTTAAAATTTTGTTTTATTAATTTGCTTTCAACCTCGGCTTTATCTTTCAAGAAAGTTAGCATTGTTAAACATTCGTTTACGTTTAGTTTAGTGATACTTTTAAATCTCCTAATATCTCCTTTAGCAAGTGCGTATATTGACTGATACCAACCCCATTTTGTTCCAAAGCCTTGCTTAATTCCGTGTTGTTCGCTTGATCCTCCAAATAATTCATCATACCTTTCGAACAATCGATCCCTAAATGATAAAAAAAAACTATCGATCCGAACACGGCGTCAAGTGGCATATTTACCATAATGTCGTGAAAGTTATCACCCCGGTATTTTTCAATCAAATATTTGTCTTTCATTTTAGCTTTAACCGGCCGATATAAAACGGCCATAGCTTTTTGCATTTGCTTCCAATCGCCAATATAACTATCAAGATCAACGTATTCACCAAAAGTCATATCCTCAAGTGAAGGTATAAACCCAAATTCAAGATCTCCCATTTTAAATGTACTTGGCAACCCCGGATCGCTTTCAAGCGTATCAAATATAATTTGCACGGTTTCGTCAATATCTCTAACCCTTATTTGGTGTAGATCGGCGTAAGGTATATTACAGAAGATTTCTAACATTTTGGTTTTAACAAATGTTGTATTTATTCCCTCGTCGGGGTTGTCTTCTAAAAGCTTTAAATACTTTTGGTATTGCTTTAAAGTTATTTCAGATAGCTTATTTGGTATTGAAAATTTCATCTTCATATTATATTAACGAATTTTTGTATTTATTTTTAATTAAAGAAAGTTTATTTTACCCGATCGGTGTAATTGCATTATGTATTCGTGTTCTAAATCCGGTTGGTGTAAAGTTCCCCGGGGCTCGTTATCTCCGTAGTGATGCCGATGTAATCCAAGGCCCCAATCAAAACCGATTAGATCTAATTGTTTATATCTCTTTAAAAGTATTATAATTGATATAAGGCCCGTAGAGAAACCTTTATGCGGATAGTGGGGTATTACCCTCTTTAGATACTCAACGTGCTTCTTATGTGTTTGTTTTACGTTAGGGTGGCGTTCTTTGATCGTGTTATAACAAGCGCATTTATTACGATCCCATTCCCAAGAATGAAAATAGATCTCTTTATAATCGCAATCAACCTTTGCCAAGTTACAATTACAAGTAAACCAAATTGTAGTTTTGGTGCCAACGTCTTCTTGGTGCCCTTGGATCCGGTAATTGTTAAACCTTACAACTTCGTTATAATTGTCGATGGCCCGGCCCTTGTTTTTACCAAGGATCGAGCCACCATTACCAACAACGATTATTTCGTTATTCATCTTTCTTATAATCTTGTTTTATTTTGTTAGCAAAATCAAGCCACTTTTTACGCTTGTATTCTTCTTCGCTTTTTACTTCCCGTAGGGCAAATTCATAAAGGCTTGGAAGATCGTCTAAAAGTTGTTTAGCATAATACACCAAAACTTTTTCGCCGTCTGCAATATAAACTTCTCCGCAATCGCCACCCCAAATCGTATCAGTTTGGCCGATATAAAAACTTTCTTTCTCTGCCATTAGTTTAGATTTACAAGTTTATAATTACCGATCTCTATTTGATATTTACATTGCTCGGTAGTTTCGCCTAAAAATTGGTTTCGATACCGGCTTGTTGTTCGGCTATAATCCCAAGCTTTTTTATCTAAAAAGACATTGCCGTTATTATCCTTGTGCGCTATCATCGTTTTATAGGACTGAAAATATTGGCCCTCGGGCGTTCCTATTATAAATTGGTTTGGCACTTCTTTACCCTTTGGGCTTCGCATATTTCTTAAATTGATTTGCATATTGTTTATTTTAAAATGGGCCCGTAGGCCCGGGATTTGTTAATTTGATAATTCGTTGAAATCTTCGTAATCGATTTGATATTTAATATCACGGGCGTATAGATCCAACTCGCCTTTTAAGTTCCTTAGCTTAGCTAAAAATTGTTCCGGGTTATCGTTGCCGATTAAAACCGATCCAACCCTTTTCTCAATATCCTCTAGCATACACGCTAAAAAATCCTCTTGCTTTTCCTTGTACTCTTTGTTGTTTTGTAACATAATTTAAGATTTTATTGTTATTATTAACCGCAAGTTACAACTATTTTTTTATTTATCAAAAAAAGTTTATAACTATTTTGCTAATTCTTTTAAAATATTTGGATCGATCGTTCCGTATTTCTTGTGGTATCGGTTTAGGGTTATCTCGGCCCAATCGTACACGGCCTTGGTATAATAGGATCCGAATTGATAAACCCGGTTTGCAAACGTTAGTTCTTCGATCTCGTTTTTAAACTTTTTAAATGGTACACGCATAGTTAGGATATTTTAGCAATTATACTTTTAGCCGTTTTTTTGTTTTCTTCCCAAGCATCAACCCCGGCTTTATCATAATGCAAGTTTTGTTTGTATTTTAGTTTATACGTTTCGCCTCTATTTAGATACGATCCTAAAAGTTCTTGGATAAGCTTTTGTTCCGCTTTTGTCATATGGTTTATCATAACTATTGGATTTTAGTTTGGAAATCGCTCGGGTTTACAACTACACCGGTTTGCTTTTTGATTTGGTAGAAGATATTAAAAAAGGCCTTGTAAACCTTTCCGGCATAGCTTGGATCGGCCCCGGGATAATCAACCCACATAAATTCGCCACCGTTCATTCTATGCGAATTAACCACGGTTAGCTTAGCCCCTTGTAAAAGCTTGACAACGATTGATCGTTGAGGTTTTGTAAATTTTACGTTTTCTCTTGCGCATAATTCTTGAAGTTCGAAATTTGTCATAATTTTAAGATTTATTGTTTAATAATTTCATTGGCTAAATTACAACTTTTTATTAGTTATCAAAATTATTTGATAAGTTTTTTTAATTTATTTTACTTCCGTTGATGTTACAAGCGTAATTGTTACCCCTATCTAACGGCATAGGATCCGTAGTTTGGTCGGCCCAATCGATTGACTATTGAATATCTAAGCGCGTCTAATGTGTGATTGAAAGCATCGATCGGCTTGTTTGTTAATTGGCCGTTCTTGTCTTCTATGTATTTGTAATTTCTTAATTCTTTTATAAGGTTTATGGATCCGTCTGTTGCTATTAGTTTATATCTTCTTATCATATCGATACCAATATTGATAGCCCCTTTTTGAGTGGGCTTTACGTTCCAACCCATTCGGTGTATTTCTTCTATTGATTTAGGCTCGGCACTATCACACCAAATTTCATCACGCCGGTCAATTCCGATCCTTTCAAATTCTTTTGCAATATCTTGATTTGTCATTCCCGTTCGATATAACAATTCTCTGACGTACATATCATCGCCGAGTATAAACGTTTCAACAAGCGCCGTGCTATCATTAGAATAGCCGAAATCAAGCCCTTTGCCAATAAGCTTGGCACCCTCCGGGATCTCTTTTGTAGTTGAGAAATTATAAACAAGGGATCTACTTTTACCCCTTTCCCCAAGGCCGTAAACTCGCCAATAGTTTTCGTCAATATCTTTTAACCTTTCGATCTCATCAACTATCACTTTGGATAAAAACGGGTTATCCTTATAAGTTGTTTGGAAAAAATCAACATCATCACGGGTAAGCACCTTGTCATAGATCCAATGAAATTCTTCTGACGGGTTAAAGTCAATTATAACTCGTTCGGTTGTTCTGAATATTAGTTGTTGCCAATCTTCAAAGTTCAATTCGTTGGCCTCGTTAATAAATAATAGATCTCTTTTTCGGCCCCGTATTTTTGTTGGCTGATCTAAAGAAATAAACTCGATCCGGTTTCCGTTTAGAATATATTCGTGGGTTGATTTGGAATGTAGTTCCTCGTAATAAAGCCCGTAGGTTTTAAGTATGTCAAAGAAATCACGCATCACGGTACCCCTTACGGCCGGAAACGTTTTCCTAACGATCGTAATTGTTTTATCCGTATTGTTGTTACAATAATCGCCAAGGATCCATAAAAGCACGTTATACGTTTTACCGGATCTTGTACCACCTTGCTCGACAATTATTTTCTTGTCGCTATTTTGTAGGTGCTCGTAAACGATATTTGTTTTAATCTTCTTCGTCACTTCTTTTTACAATTTCTATTTCGAATAGTTTAGTTCCCTCGATCCCGGTATGTTCCGTTCTTTCAACATAGCCTCTGTTCTTTCCTTTTGTCTTTAAATAAAATATTGTAGCCGAGGTGTTGCTATCTAAGATCTGTTTATGTAATTGGCTTTCTGCCATATCCAAAGCAACGTTTTGTAAATCATCGACTTGCTTTTTAAACTCGGGATCCGAATTGTACCAATCATAATATGTAGTTCGGCCCACGCCTATTTTCTTACAAGCTGACGTTACCACGCCCAAGCTTTTTTCAAGGGCTTGTAATAGCGCCTTTTTAGTGTGTTCGGTTTTGTTCATTCTTCTATGGTATTTAATATTGTTTTTAAGTTGTTTTG